AGAGTGCTATGGCTCTCACCTAAAGCAAATACCAGAAAGGATTTTGTTAATAGGTGTTTAGAGGGTCGTGGCTATAATGTAATCAATAAATAATAAGGAATAAGTAAATGATAATAGATAAAATTTTTGATAATACAAAAGATGGAGTGCCAAACTACTCTATCGACTTAATAGATGGCACTAGGCTGTATTACAGGGGTACAGTAATGAATCCAATGCCACAGAAGGGCGATGCGATAAATTATACAGTTATCAATACGAAAACGTCAGCGAATGGTAATCAATACACCAATATTAAAGATGTTGAGATAGCATCAATGCCAGATAACGGACAGCCAGTGTATACTCCTACACAAGCACCGCAATACGCACCACAACCGCCACAACCAGTTCCACAGGCAAATAATACCTTTACACCTAAACCGCCTAATGGTGGCATAAATAAGAGCGATACACAGCGTTTAGATATATTTGTTACTGGTGTTGTTGGAAGGTCTATGGGTTCTGGTCACTTTTCGGTGAATGATATTGAAGAACTTACCAAAAATGCAGTAAGGGCATTTAATGAAAACCTTAAAGAACTATAAGAAGCTCTTTGCCGACTTTTGGGGGTATCACGAAAACGATATCCCCCTTTGTTGGAATTGTAATAAAGCAGTAGCGGTAGATATACATCACCTAATACCGAAAGGCATGGGTGGAGTCAAAAACAACAGGCTTAACAGGATTGATAATTTATATGCCTTGTGTCGCAAGTGCCACACTCTAGGACATTCTGACAAGGAACTCAACGAGCAATGGAAAAAAGATTTATTAGAACGTATTGAATGGAAAAAGGAAAACCCAGATGGTTGGTGAAAAATTATGTAAAGAGGTGGTTAGTATCGTTGAGAGTCGGGGTAGGGATTATGGCGATATAAAAACAAATCACGAAGAGATAGCAAAAGGGTGGTCGGTAATACTAGGGATAGAGGTAAAACCGCATCAAGTAGCGTTGTGTAACGACTGGCAAAAGACAGTTAGGCTAAAGGCTAACCCCAAGCATCACGACAGCTACAAAGATAAAATGGGTTACATGATTACCTATTCGGAGTGCATCAAATGAGCGATATTTATTCACTACAGTTTGACCCTCATAAGATTTCCCATAAACAGGAAGAATTAGGGATGATATTTGCTGATTTAGATACAGCCGTTGAACTAATGAAAAAAGAGGAAAAAATGATTATTGCAGAATTGACACTTCAGTTTTCACGGCAAAAAATGTATAAGAATATGAAAGAGTTAGATGGGTTAATATTCACCCATGACAAGTTTAGGGATTTCGCTAACAGATTTAGTGAAACCTTGAAGAGGAGGAACAGAGCCAAAATTAGGTTTGAATCCTTCAAAGCCTTTCGGGATGACCTTAGAACAAAGGTTGTCAACGAGAGGGAAATGGCAAAACATAACTTATAGAAAGGAGTTACAAATGTCAGAATCACAAAACAAACAAATCTTAGAGTACCTTGAGATAGGTAACAAAATAACCCCCCTTGAAGCTTTGAACAATTTTGGTTGTTTTAGACTTAGTTCAAGAATATTTGATCTAAGGCAAAAGGGTCATAATATCATCACCCACAAAAAGAAAGTTGATGGCAAAACCTTTGCTGAATACTCCTTAGAAAAGGGGAAAGCTAATGGTTAAATACGATAATTCAAAGACCTTTTTCGAATTTGAAATGGAAAGAAAAATTGATAGGAAAAAAAACGAGGGTTTATCTATTCATGGAAGCGAAATTAGAATGATGGATAGGCTTTTAGATTCCTTAAATGAATATATGACTTACATGGGAAAGGAAAGTAACGCTTATAATTTATGCTTTGATTTGAAAAAACAGATTGAAGAAAACAAAAAGCAAACTCAAGAGTATATGGATTTGATATGAGGGAGCATTTTGAAAAGTTTGATTTGTTGCCTTTATCTTTCTCACATTTGAATGAGTTCGCTTTTTATCGTGAACGATGGGCATTAAGGCGAATATTTGGGTATGAGTTCCCAACAAGTGCATCGGCTGTTAGGGGTCAATCTGTGGAGAGTGGGATTAATATGTTTCTCAATGGAATACCGCTAGAAGAAGCCACAGAAAAAATGGTGTTTGAGTATGATGCAAACTGTTCTAGGATAAATGACCCGAAAACAGAAGATGAAAGAAATAACTTAGTGCCATTATTACAGCTAGGAACTAAGGAGTTTCAGAAATACGCTTATACATGGAATCTATTGACTTACCAAAAAAAGGTAGAAATAGAAATAGATACCATACCTTTTGTTGGATATACCGACTTTCATTTTGAAGATAAAAAGACGAAAGAAGATTTTTATATCGATTTGAAAACGTCTAAAAGTCTACCCCAGAGGGTTAGTATTTCCCATGCAATGCAACAATCCATCTACCAGAAAGCGACAAATGCCAAGCAAATATTGTGGTATTTGAAAAATCCAACAAAGACTAAGGATGCTGAATTTATTTCTATGTCGCTAGATGATTATTCACAACCTATGCAGATATGTAAGCATATTTTAAAGGTGATGGGTAATTACCTTAAAATTGTAGATACCCCAGATAATGTAAGAGATACTTTAGTTCCAAACCCCGATAACTGGATTTGGAAAGAACCTACGGTATTGCAAGCTAGAAAGGAAGTTTGGGGATACTAAACCAAGAAACCCCTTTAGGTTTTATCTTGAAGGGGTTACAATAAACTAAATTGGAGTTCGATATGATTATACATGAAAATTCAAAACCAACGCAGAAAATGAAAGCATGGTACTTGTTCACAGAAGACTTTATCGCAGGTACACAACACCTTAGTAACGAAGAAGTCGGTATTTACATCCGTTTGCTATGTTTTAACTGGAATAAACGCTGTGCAGGTATACCAAATGATGCTTATAAGCAATACAGAATAGCTAATTGTTTCACTGATAATGAAAAAACTAGCTGTGATAAAATTATTAAAGAGTTTTTTGTGCAGGTAAATGACCACTATCAAAACGAAAGACAACTTCAAGAATATCTTTATATCTCAAGGAGAATGGAAGCATCTAAAGAAAATGGTAAGCTTGGTGGTAGACCAAAAAAACCTAGCACAGAACCTAAAGGTAACCTAGATAAAACCCCCCTAACCCCTACCACTACCCCTACCATTTACCCTAAGAAGATAAAACAACCGAATTATAATCCCCTTTTTAAATTATTTTGGGAAAAGGTAGCTAATAAAGTCAGCAAGGGAACAGCCGAAAAGAATTACATGAAGCTAGAAGACGAATGGATAGAAAAGCCAGAAGAATTAGCAGAAATGTACAACAAATATTATAAATCGGTAGAGGACAAAAAGTTTGCTAAACAACCTGCTTATTGGCTTTCAGCGAAAAAGTATGAGGACGAAAAACCTAAAGCACAAAGTACAGAAAAGGTTGATTTGTACCCCCTTAGACTAAAAGACTACAAAAAGGTCGTAGCAGAAAAAAGGTCTAGAAACTATGTTTCGCAACAAGCTTTACAACATATTGAAGAAGTGCAGAGAGCTATAAAAGAAAATGAGTTTTCTCAAGAAGAAGCGGAATTATATTTAGATTTGAAAGGGTGGTTATAGTGCTTGAGGTCATAACCTTTACCATGTATCTCATTACTATCACAGACATTGAAACGGCTAATGTTGAAGTTCACCGCCTTGTCTTTGACAATTACGAGGAATGTTTAGCATTAGCCACAGCCATCAACCAAGTGCGTGACCCTATTTCTACCAAAAAGAACTGTAGGAGTGTCATTAACTACTATTGGGATTTACCATAATGAAAAACGATTACGAAAAAATATTTGCACTCAAGCCTATAGTTCCAGATACAAACCAAAGAAACACTAGAGTTTTCAAAAAGGAAACAGTTGAGAAATGGAAAAAACTTGCAAAAAAGCAAAGGGAACAAAATAAAAAAAAATGAAATAGGTCTAATATTGGGGGGTATAAACATACACGGCACATGGCTAACACCCCCTGTATGACGCTTAAAACAGGGCAAAAATTAAGAAAAACTAAAATATGGTAGATTTTCACATAAATATTAGGTAAATCTTAATTGTGGCATCAGTTGACATAGTTAAGGACTGTTCTCAGTCGCAGTACTGGTGATTAGTGGTTGAACCTTGAGAAGCTATGCCACACCATCTATCCATAGGGTAAAAATAGGATGGCAAGACCAAAGAAGTACAACATAGACACAAAACAACTACAAAAGCTTGCTAA